GTCGGGGACGATCCATTTCCTGATCGTCACAGAATTCGGGCGGATTTGCGCTCGATTCCCGGAGCGGGCTGAGGAGATCATCACAGGATCTTTGCCCGCTGTCCCGGACGACGGAATTGTGGTCATTGAGTCAACGGCGGAGGGGCGCGACGGCGCATTCTATGAGATTTGCCGGCGCGCCGAAGCGCTGCATCAGCAGCGTAAGCCTCTGACAAAAAAGGAGTTTCGATTTTTTTTCTTCCCGTGGCATGAGACCCCGGAATACGCAATGGACCCGGCGGGAGTCGTCATCACCGACGAGGATCACGATTATTTCGACGAGATCGAGGCGCAGACCGGGAAAATTATCACCCTGCCACAACGCGCGTGGTACGTGGCGACGAGAGAAAACGATTTCGCCGGGGATTGCGAGCGGATGTGGCAGGAATACCCGTCGATCCCCGAAGAATCATTCCGCGCATCGACGGAGGGGGCCTATTACACACGCCAGCTTGCCCAGGCGCGCCTGGAAGGCCGGATTTGCGAGCGTTTGCCCGTCGAGGCGGTCGGGTGCTGGACGTTCTGGGACATCGGATCGAGCGACGGCACAGCAATCTGGGTAATGCAGCGTGTCGGGCAGGAATATCGGCTCATCCGATTCTATGAGGCGTGGGGCGAACCGTATTCACACGCCACGCAATGGCTGCAAAATCAAGGGCTTACATACGACAAGCATTATCTTCCCCATGACGCCGACCACGTGCGCCAAGGGCAGACCACCAACAAGTCGCCGCGCCAGATGCTGGAGGAGCTGATGCCAGGGCATCAGTTCGAGATCGTGCCGCGCGTGCAGGACATCAACTGGGGCATTCAGCAGGTGCGTGACGTGTTCCCGCTGCTGTGGTTCGACGAAACCCAATGCAAACAAGGGCTTACCCACCTTGAGAACTACCGCAAGCGGTGGAACGAGCGGCAAGGCTGCTGGTCGGATGAGCCTGACAAGGCGGGCGGGCATTCCGAAGCGGCCGACGCGCTGCGGCAGTTCGCGCAAGCTTATGCCGGCGGCCTGATCAACGTGCGTCGCACCACACCGCGCCGTAGGATGCGGGAGACGAATTGGAGGATCGTGTGAAAGGATATGTGCTTGATTTGACGAAGAAATCGTTCGAACGCCGCCTAGGCGACATTACCGTGATTGGCACGTGGGTAGGGGATGACATTGAGACGGAGCCCTGTCTTGTGCTGATCCCGACGCATCGTCGCGTGGAGCCCGGCAAGCGCAACAAGCCGGTCGTGATAGGGCTATCTGCGGCATACAAGTACTACCACGGCGACGATTATCGCGATGGCCCGTCCTATCTCCTTGACCGCGCGATAGAATTCAACCGCGCACTTGGCTTTGACGACACCGCGACAAATGTGCATCGGATCGCGTCGGCGATCTACGATAGCCTCGGCGATCTGATTTCGATGCCGCCGAAGCCGGTGGAAAAGGCAACGGTCGGCGCCATTGCGACCATTACCGAATCCTCGGGCCGGAAGCATTACGCCGAAATCCTGGACTACGAGTAAAAAATGTTCGACCTTAACGACGCCCGCTCAATCCAAAACAACGCCTGGGACCGGCTGGATGTGGAATCGCCGGAGCCGGAAGAGCCGGAGCACGAGCTGGATAGCCCGGAGAATGTCGAGCTGTTCCGGCGGCTGATGGGCTATTACCAGCAGGAGCTTGATCGGCAGGCGGATAACCGGATTCAGCAGGCGATCGACGAGGATTTTTACGACCACATTCAGTGGTCGGAGCAGGACGCGCAAGCCCTACGAGAGCGCGGGCAGGCGCCGCTAGTGTACAACGTCATCGCCCAGACGGTGAACTGGATCATTGGGGCCGAGAAGCGCGGGCGCGCGGATTTCCGGGTGCTGCCCAGGACCAAGGAGGATGCCAAGCCGGCCGAGAAAAAGGCACAGCTACTCAAGTACTTATCTGATGTGAACCGGACGTCCTTCCACCGCAGCCGGGCATTCGAGGACGCGGTAAAGGTCGGCATCGGCTGGGTGGAGGACGGCGTACAGGACGATGACGACGGGGAGCCTGTGTATTCGCGTTATGAATCCTGGCGCAACATGCTCTGGGATTCGGCGTCTACTGAGCTTGACCTATCCGATGCGCGGTATGTGATCCGCGTGAAATGGATCGATGAGGACGTGGCCAAGGCGCTCTTCCCGGACCGGGCGGAGGTAATTTCCCAGGCGGCCGCCGAGATGTCCAATCTGTCCTACGATCTCCAATACGGCGACGAGGTCATGGACCAGCACGAGGTGGAGATTGATTCTTACGGGGGGCGAGCGCTGACCGTGGTCAATCGCCGCCGGGTGCGGATGATCGAAATGTGGTTCCGGAGGCCCGAGCGCGTGGACCGGATCGTTGCCGGGCCGAATGCCGGGCAAATCTATGACCCGGAGAATCCGGCGCACCAAGCAGCGGCCGGCCAAGGTGTGGTTGCATCCCGCATGATGATGCGCATGTACTGCGCGGTCATGACGACGGCTGGGCTGTGCTATCTCGGGCCGTCGCCCTACCGGCATAACCGGTTTCCATTCACGCCCATTTGGGGCTATCGGCGTGGGCGGGATGGGATGCCCTACGGGGTGATCCGTGGGCTGAGGGACATTCAGGAGGACATCAACAAGCGGGCGAGCAAGGCGCTGTACATCCTGAGCACCAACAAGGTGATTTTGGACGAGGGCGCTGTACGCGATATCGAGGAGTTCCGCCGCGAATGGGCGCGCCCGGATGCCGTGGTCGAGAAGGTGCCCGGGAAGCAATTGATCCCGAACGCCGAGCGCGACCTTGCGGCTGCGCACCTGGAGCTGATGAGCCGCAATATCTCGATGATTCAGTCCGTGTCGGGGGTGACGGACGAGTTACTGGGCCGGGCGACCAATGCGACATCTGGACGGGCAATCGAGGCGCGCCAGCTTCAAGGCTCGCTCACGACGGCGAAGCTGTTCGACAACCTGCGCTTTGCCGTACAGGTTCAAGGCGAGAAGCAACTTTCCCTTATCGAACAATACTTTACGGAAGAAAAGCAGTTCCGCATTACGAACGACNGGGGCACGCCGGAATACATCGCGNTCAATACGGGGTTGCCCGAGGACGACATTACGCGGACGAAGGCGGATTTCGTCATCGCGGAAGGCGAGTGGCGGGCATCCATGCGGCAGGCGCAGGCCGAACAACTGNTGGAGATGCTGACNCGNATGCCGCCGCAGATTGCGATTACGTTGCTGGACCTTGTGGTCGAGATGATGGACGTGCCGAACCGGGACGAGTTGGTATCCCGGATTCGGAAGATCAACGGCCAGCGCGACCCGGATGCGGGAGAGCCGACGCCGGAGGAAATCCAGGCGATGCAGGCGCAGCAGCAGCAGGCCGCGATGCAGCAGGCGCTTATCGAAGCGGAGTTGCAGGCGAAGCTAGCCAAGGCTGGGGTGGACCAAGCCCGAGCTGCGCAGATTGCCGCGCAAGTCGCCAAGGAGAATATCAGCACGCAATCGGCGGCGCTGGATGCGGCGATCAAGACCATTGTGGCGCCGCCGGCCGTGCCCGTGGCCGATGGGTTGCTTCGGGAGGCCGGCTTCGTGTCGCGCACGGAGCAAGCACAGCAGGCGGCATTTGCCGCGCAGAATCAGATGCTTGCAGAGCGCGCCGCGCAGGCCATGCAACAAGCCGCTCAAGAGCAACAATCCGGTATGGTGCCGGATGGTGCGATGCCAAACGATGCCGGGGCTCCGGCCTAACCAAGAGAGGACGATATGGACAACGAAAAACTGCTTGAAACGCTGACCGAAGAAGAGCGCGCCGCCCTGGAGGAAGAAGGCGATGCGCTGGACGAAGTGGACGAGGATGAGGCGGCTGAAGGCGATACTGCCGCTGCTTCTCCTGATGGTGAGCGTGTGGACGATTCCGGGGAGGGCGAATCCCAGGAAGAGGCCGGGGATGAAGAGACGAAGGACGTTTCGGGGCCGGCCCCCCTTCTCGCGGCCGATGCGCCGGCCGATGCTGACGAAAAGCTCGCGGAGATCGCCAGGCTGAAGGAGGAGCTTGTCCAGAAATTCGAGGACGGCGATCTGACGGCCAAGGAATACCAGCTCGAATTGGACAAGCTGGCCAAGCAGGAACGGGAGATCGAGCAGGCGCAGTTCAAGGCCAAGCTTGCCCAGGAGATGGCCGAGCAGCAGGCCCGGAATGCGTGGCTTCAGACGGTCAACCAGTTCCTGGACGAGCACAAGGAGTACCGCCAATTCCCGCTGCGCTATAAGGCGCTGGACATTGCGGTCCGCGAGTTGGCGGCCAAGGAGGAAAACCAGGGGCTGTCCGGCCGGGAGATTTTGGAGAAAGCCCACGCGCAGATCGTGGAGCAGTTTGGCCTTGCCAAGGGCGAGCAGAAGCCTGAGCAGGCCAAGTCCAAGCGCGAGATCAAGGCCCCGCCGACGCTGGCGAAGGTGCCCGCCTCGGCTGTCACGGAAACCGAAAACGGCCGCTGGGCGCGCCTGGATCGGCTGATGGAGACCGATCCGATCCGCTATGAGATGGAGCTTGCGAAGCTGCCGGAAGAAGAGCGGGAAGCGTATCTGGCACAGTGAATGATAGGGTGGGCTGCTTCCAATCCTTCGTTCTGGCGAGCCTGATTGGTGTTATCGAGTCGCGCCGCAGGCTGCTAGAGCCTAGCAATTGCGATGCGTCCAATAACAACAACCCCTGATTACAGCATGCTCACAATGGACCTGGACCCGGGCGATAGCGTCCGGATCGGCGATTTTGCCGTCATTACCCTGCGGGAGAAATCCGGCCGGCGCGCTCGCATCGAGTTCCAGGCCGACCGTTCTATTCCCATTCGGCGGATCAGGGAGGCGACCACAGACGCCCGTATTGCCGCCGCTCGTGGCATTACGGGCGAAATTCGACAGTAGCCTATTGAAATTTAAGCCATTTGGTTGGATAATCGAACCGCGCACCCTGATAGGTGTGAATTAGGGTCCGCGCAGCGCAGGAGTGCTGGCGGGTTGTGTTTGACGCAACAAGGAGCACTCCATGCAAACTACCGTTCCGTTCGGCGATCCTAAAGCCGCCAAGAAGTGGTCGGCCGCGCTTGCTGCCGATGTAGTCAAGAAGTCGTATTTCGAGCGCAAGTTCGTCGGCACTTCTGACAACTCCATTATCCAGCGCAAGACCGAGCTGGAATCCGACTCGGGCGACCGCATCAGTTTTGACCTGTCGGTCCAACTGCGGGGCGAGTACACCGCCGGCGATAACCGCATCGAAGGCAAGGAAGAGAACCTTCGATTCTATACGGACGAGGTCATCATCGACCAAGCCCGTAAGGCGGTGTCGGCCGGTGGCCGTATGAGCCGCAAGCGCACGGTGCATAACATGCGCGCCGTGGCTCGTCAGCGTCTCTCGGACTATTGGAGCAAGTTCTTCGATGAGCTGATGTTTATCTACCTGTCCGGTGCGCGGGGCATCAATCAGGACTTCGTGTTCCCGGTTGGCTGGGCGGGCCATGCCAATAACCCGATCCAGGCGCCGGATGCGGGGCACATCCTATACGGCGGTTCCGCCACTAGCGCGGCGACTATTACCGCTAACGACAAGATGTCCCGCGCGCTGATTGAGCGCGCTGCGGTGAAGGCGAAGATGCTCCAGGCTGCCGATGTGGACGCGGCCAATATGGTGCCTGTCACCATCGACGGAGAAGAGCATTATGTGGTCGTTATGTCTGAGTATCAGGCGTACGACCTGCGTACTTCGTCAAGCCCCGCTGACTGGCTGGATGTGCAGAAGGCGGCTGCGGCGGCTGAAGGTCGGAACAACCCGATCTTTAAGGGGTCGCTGGGCATGATCAACAACGTGGTCCTGCACTCGCACCGCAACGCGATCCGCTTCGACAACTACGGCGCTGGTAGCAATCTGCCTGCGGCGCGTGCCCTGTTCCTCGGCCGTCAGGCTGGCGTCGTGGCCTTCGGCACCACGGGCGGCATGCGCTTCGAGTGGAAGGAGGAGATGAAGGACTACGGCAATGAGCCCACCTTCGCCTCCGGTGTAATCTTCGGCTTCAAGAAGACGCGCTTCAACAACCGCGATTTCGGGGTCATCGCGCTCGACACCTACGCCAAAGACCCCAACAGCTAATGGAGGTAATGACTCATGGCTATCAAAACTCAATCTGAATGGGTGCTGGGCCGCAAGCAAACTCCGACTTCGCGGGAAGCCGGTAACGTGGTGGCGCAGCGTTTCGAGGTCACGGCCGGCGAGCTGGCGTCTTCGGACATTGTGGAACTGGCTGTTCTGCCGGCCCACCACACTATCGTGGACGCCATTCTGGACATGGATGCCCTTGATGCCGGCATCACGGCTGATGTGGGCATCATGTCCGGCACGGTCGGCGATCCGGACAACGCGCGCACCTGCGGTAGCGAGCTGTTCTCCGCCGTGGACGCTTCTTCGGCGGTGTTCAGCCGTGTTGACGCGCGAAGCGCCGTGACCATTGCGCCGAAGGATTCGGATCGTTCCATCGGCGTGAAGGTTTCCGGTTCGGTTGCCGCCGGTAAGAAGATCGCGCTGACGCTGTTCATGGCCCAGTAAGAGGGCGCGGGGCTTCGGCCCCGCTCCCTTATTTGGAGGGAATATGCTGATTGAATGCATCTTGCGGCGGCCGGNCGGGACTTTCGTTGAACTGGACGGCGTGCTGTATCACTTCAAGCCTAGTGCTGAGGATGACCGGCATATCTGTGACGTGGAGGATTTCAATCACGTCCAGATTTTCCTTGGCATCCCGGAGNGCTACCGGGCGGTTGATCCTTCGACGGTGAAGCCGTCGATGGCGCCGACTAAAGAAGCGGTTCAAATCGAACAGGCCCAAACGCTCGCGCCCGTTGAGGATGGGCAGGCTGCGGATAAGCAGGATGAGCCGGTTCCGNATGATGACCGGGAATACTGGGCTGCGCAGTATGAGGCGCGCTTTGGGCGCAAGCCACACCACAAATGGCGCGTGGAGCGTATCAAGGCTGAGTTGGAGGCTTAATTGCCTATCCTCGTGGCCGATCTTCTCCGCCGAGCTGCTACGGTCCTGCACGACTATGCGCGCAGGCCGGACGGCCAGCGTTTTGTCCGCTGGACAGAAGATGAGCTTATCGACTGGGTGAATGAGGCGGCTGAGCAGGTTGTCTCGCATCGCCCGGCGGCGGGGGCGGTCACGGTTCCGCATGCGCTGGTTCTGGGGGCGCTTCAGCAGATTCCGGCCGATGGGGTGATGCTGTTGGACGTGCCCCGGAACCTTTCAGGCAAAGCCATCCGGCGCGTGGATCGAAGCCAACTGGATGATTCCCGCCCGGATTGGTACGACATGAAACCGTCCGACACCATCCGGCACTTCTGCACCGATGATCGGAGCCCCAAGACTTTCTATGTCTACCCGCCGGCAAAAGAAGGCGTGCAGGTGGAATTAGTCTATGCCCGCGTCCCGCCGAAGGTGGAAACGCAGGACGACGAGCTGGATATGGACCGCGTCTATACCGGGGCACTGGTGAATTACATGATCTACCGGGCGGCGTCGAAGGATTCCCAATATGCCAATGGCGCCGTTGCTGCGGCGTTCTATCAGGCGTTCCAGGCGGCTTTGGGCGCGAGCAACGAAGCGCAGGGCGGCTATTCTCCGAAGGGGGTGCTGGATGAAGCCCCTTGATCCCATTCTGAAGATTGTCCTGCCCAGGGCCAATCATTGCCCGGAGCCGATTGCCATTGACGCAATCCGGACGGCGGCGATTACGTTCTGCGAAAGGACCAAGCTTTGGCGTTCCAGCGACAAGTTCAAGGTCTCGAACGGCTGTAACGTCGTTGCCGTGCCATATGGTGCAGTACTGCACCAAATCGAATCTGCCCGGTTTGACGGGAATCCGCTTGAGCCGGTGTCGCTGTCTTGGCTGGAAGAAAACTATCCCCATTGGCGCGAGGTTGAGGGGATTGGTGCCAAATACATTACCCAGGTGGAGCCTGGAACCGTGCGCGTTGTGCCGTCCGCGAGCGGGGAGCTTGCGCTGACCACCATTCTCAAGCCATCGAACGACGCGGAAGAGCTGGAGGATTTCCTGATTGATCTTTATGCCCGGACGCTTGCAGACGGCGCGCTCGCGGAGATTTTGGCGATCCCCGGACAGATGTTCTCAAATCCGGATTTGGCCGTGTATTACGGCAACCGTTTTGAGCGCGAGCTGAGTTGGCTTAGCTCGCAATACGTTCGCGGACAGCAGCGGGCGCCGATTCGCATTACCCCCCAGTTTTTTTAAGGAGGCGATATGTCAGCCGCATCGAACTATCTCGAAAACGCCATCATCAACGCGACGCTGCGCGGTCAAACGTTCCCGTCTATTTCTAGTGTGTATATTTCGCTGCACACGGGCGACCCCGGCGATACCGGCGCCAATGAGGTTAGCACGACTGATTGGCCGTCCTATACGCGCCTGGACTCTACCAGGGGGGAAGGCTCTTTGGCCGATGCGTGGGGCGTCCCGAACAATGGCGTTACGTCGAACAACAAGCAACTGCTCTTCCCGGTGTTTAACGGCGGGAGCAGCTTGCAGGTGACGCATTTCGGCCTGTGGGATGCCTCAAGCGGCGGCAACCTGTTGATTGCGTCGTCGCTGGATGTGCCGCGCACGATCCAGCCTGGGGATGTGTTCGTGGTGGATATTGGCAAGCTGACCGTCCAAGTCCTGTAATGAACCGTACCCCGCTCAACGCCATTCCTCTCAATGGGAACATCTATGTTCCCATGGGTGGGGCTGCGCTCATTGAAGCGGGGGCAACGCTGCCGATCCTGTATGGCGTTGGGCTGACTGGGCAGGCGCAAGCGCAGTTTGCTTCGACGCTTGACCTGTATAAGCGGTCGCAACCCGGCGTCTCGACTGCCTCAATCGTGCTGCAAGTCGATGGCGACGGATTCCTCGCCCCGCATATCCAGGGCGAAGGCGAGGCCAGCGTTGTGACGGACGGCAGCTTGTCTGCCAACCTGTACTTTGGCCCGTCGCTTCATGCGCCCATCGTCTTTGATGGCGCGAATGAGGGCTACCCGGCAACAGGCCACCAGATTATCGGCACGGCTCCAATCGAGTTTTACTCGGAGCTTGAAAGCGATATTCGCCCGGCTCCCCATCTTGAGGGGATTGCGAATATCCATGTCGATACGGCCTTGGCCGGTCAAGTGGGCCGGACGCATCGACCGTCGCTTTCGGCGACGTTCTGGATTGCGCCGACGGCATATGCCAACTTGCAAATGTCCACGGGCGGCGATGCAAAAATCAGCGTCGATGGTGAGCTTGCGCCAAGCTTCGGCGGGAAGCTTCCGCTCGCCGGGCGCGTTTCGTTCGGGCTGCATGGGCGGCTTGCCCCGGATTGGTGGCGGCATGTGTACGGGAGCGCAACGTCCGAAATCAAGATCGAGGCCAAGGCAGGATTGGGTTATCCGCCGATCCCTGGCGATTACGTGCCAGCGCATCCCAACTGGCGTTTAGTCGTTGGGGCGGATGATTGGAAGTTTGTCGTGCCGAAGGATAGGAGACTGACATGAGGCTCGGCGTGCGTCGTAAGAGTGCGGCTGACCGGCGCGATGCCGATGTGGATTTCGGTGTGTGGCTGCCGGAAGGGGATGCGCTGACCGATGCGATTGCTTCCGTGGAGCCGGATGGTTTGGTGTTGGATAGTGTTCAACTGCACGACACTATCGCTAAGGTATGGCTTTCCGGCGGGGAGCCGGGTGAGTGTTACACGGTGAAGGTCGTGGCGACGACAGCGGAAGGCCGTATCAAGGAGGCTTGTTTCCAGGTTCATGTGACGGAGTGCTAGATGGAAGTCGTACTTGCAAACAATGCAACCAGCACACTTC